AGCTGGTCTAATAATTTTTTTAATTCCTTATCCAATGGAGTAAATCTTTGTTATAAATAGTAAAGACTCGCTTTATGGGCGAGCCTTTGTACTATAAGATGGTTTTTTTATGTTAGGTCCTTTAGGCATATTCTGAGGTGTAGTAGAAGCTGATTTATTCTTCTTATTCTGCTCTTCATAATAATCGTTCATTTTAGCAAAAGTGAACTTCCTAAGCCATATAGGCATGTTGTAAACCGTATCAAAATCATAACCACCGTTCCCATGAAATACAATCTCATGAATTTGAGTGAATAAATTTACTCTATAGGTTGGCGTCAGGCCAAAGAAATGATATCCCTATCGGGATAGTTACCCCCTCCTTAGGGCCGTTCTCTGGATAGAATCTCATGTCTACATCAGGGGACAGCTCCGTAATATGTTTTCTAAACGCTCTTGAATCTCGCGCTAAGAAACGATTATCCACGTACTCTCTAATATCTTTTCTCTCTGATTGACCATTTACTGATGTGATCATATACTTGAGTCTAGTAGAAAGTTCTGCTGATGAATCCTTGTTAATCTTCTTTAATCCAGTAACTTCTGCTGCTACTTGCTGTTCGTCACCATGAGTCATTAGTTTGAATTCTAATTCATCACCTGTCGCAGGTAGTACAAATTTAAAGTTGTTATTATTATCTTCAACTAGTGCATCATTGAAGTCTTTGTTTTCAAGAAGTGATAAGTCAATTTTATGCTTTTCACCTCCATACTCGAACTCATATTCAGCTCCATATCCTAAGACACGTGCTGCAATAAGTAGAGCATTTTTATCACCTACTAATAGATCATTATATTTAATGTCTTTGTCTACAATAAGTGCTCGTAATAGTTTATCAATAACTACACCTTTTTCGATGTAATTCTGATTCGTGAGAATATCCTCTTCTTTAGCAGTCATATACTTCATCTCTACCTTTCCGGATGATAGAGGTGAACCTTTGTCATACAAAATGCCTTTAGAAGGGAGATCAACTATCTCACTTGGGAATTTGTTTTTAGATTGTTCCATAAATTTTATTAGTTATAACTTATATTTTATATAAATATACGAATAATATATTTCTAAAACAACAAAAGCCCGAAATTAATCGGGCCTTGTTATAAATATGATGTGTATTACCTAGATCTTAATAATTTAATACACAGTAGTCCATGGCAACGGAAATACTTAACTCTGCTACATCTGAAGATGACCAGTCGAATTGTCCTTGTGACATATTCACAATGAACGCTCCTTTAATGATCCACTCACTTACGATATCCCCTACAGGACCTAATAAGTTAAGTGTTAAATCTTTTTTGTAGAAGTCTGAGTATCCTGCTCTACCTGTTACTGATTCGTAAGATAGACGTGCCCATTCCATTACTGCTTGTGCTCCAGAAGGAGTGATTGGGTCATATAGAGTCATATCCATATTCTCCCAGCTTCTCTTTCCTCGAACCTTTCTGTAAGAATTTATGTGATCTAGTTTTACTTCCTCATCTGTAAAAGAAGGTGCTGTTACGTTTTTGATCATAAAGCTTGGAATTGAATCAACATACATGATGAATCTATTTTGCACTTTTGGTTCAAAAGCTCTGAACATTATTTCGTTGGGATCTAGTACTGCCATTTTATGTTTTGTTTATTATAAATATTCGACTTTTAGTTTTATGCATCAAATGTTGCTCCTGTTGGTAAAATTGTAAAGTCTAATACTACGAACTCTACTGTTTTTGCTGGTTGGATCATCACTTGACCGATTAATTGATTTCTATCAATTGTATCAGGAGTGTTGTTTGACTCATCCATTATTACTTTGTAAGCATAAAGACCTTGTCTTTGTACTACTGATTCTAAGTATGGATTAACAGTTGATAAGAATCTGTTACGAGTTGCTGTAGTATTTTGTTCGAATACTAAAGTTTTCGCTGTATCTCCTAAAAACTTCTTTAGGTCGATTAACAATCTTCTTACGTTAACTCTATCAAGAGCTGATTTCTTTTTCTGTAATGTTTTTTGACCGAATACTGATATTCCACTTCCTGGGAATGTAGCGATTGGGTTTACATTAGCATTATATAGAGAATCTCTTTGCGTTCTAGTTAATTTTCTTTCTGCTTGAATTACGTTTCCGATACCACCTCTAGTAAGTCCTGCTGGTGCAAACCAAGGTGCTGCAGCTCCATCTGTAAATGCATATACTCCAGGTATTACTACTGAAGCTGGAATCCATACTGTTCTTCCTGAGCTTGATACTGTTTGTAACCAAGGCCAGTAAGTTGCAGCATATGAGCTATTTAAAGTGTCTGCTGTTCCTGTTACATTAGATACCGTAGACTCATATGGTCTAAGGTCTACTACTGCAATATTATCTCCTCTTGTTTCTGATAGAGAGATAATTGAATCTAATACTACTTTGTGAGCTCCAATACTATAAAGTAAGCCTGGTGCTGAAATCATATTAAATACGTATTCGTCTTCGTTTCCTAAGATTGATATTGCATCTTCATAATCGTCTGCAATTAATCCTTGTGTTGTTTGAGCAATTTCTTCAAAGTAAGAATTTCCTCCTGTTACATTTTCTCCAGCTCCGCCGAAAAATGCTCCTGAAGAAGCTACAGGTAAAGAATTTTTAAAGGTAGCGCCTAATGCGTCTGTTCCTACTGTCTGTCCGTCATTACCTACATAGTTAAGAGTTTGTCTGTCTACTGCAGATACTCTAACGTAATTTGAACGGTTAACATATTCTCCTGTTGTCTTAACATAAATTGAACCATCAGCATCAACTGTCTTTCCTTTAGACTGGTTACCGATTACTGCTTCAATATAGTTTTCTGAATTTGGATCTAATGATAAGTCATTAAATGATTCTAGAATAATTTTGTTTTTTGTGCTATCGTCACCTCTTCTTAACTGTAAAGTAAAAGTTCCTTTAGACTCATTTACATTAGCAATTGCCCATCTAATATTATCATCTGAACCAGATACTAAAGAACCGTCACTATTAAGTGCGCCTGCATCGTCAATTCCAGTTGAGTTATTAAATATTGCTCCTTTACCAAGAGTTTCTAATTTAAATGGTGCAGCTCCGCTATCTTTTGCTGCGATGTTTGAGTTAGAAGCTGGATCGAAGTTTCCGCTAGTTACTCTGGTTACTAACATTGAATTTCCTCCTTGATTGAAATAAGACTTTACAGCAATCGAAGTTAAATATTCTTGTTTAGTAGATCCAGAAGTAAAAGTGGTACCAAATCTGTTTTGGTATTCACCATAAGAAGTTACCAATGTTGGAACTTCAACTGGTCCTTTTACGGATGGTCCGATAATAGCTGCTCCTGCTTCAAGTGGTAGGGGTGCCAAGAATGAATTATCATTTTCTCTTGCTAATACACCTGGGGAGATTAATGTTTCTGCCATGTTATGATTAATTAAGTTGTTTGAGTACTATTATAAATATCGTATTAAAATCGAAACAGTAAGTTTATATTACCATCTGTTTCTACATTAATAAATATGGGAGAATATCCTTAACCGCTAACAGGAGTAAATTTACCTGTTTCTAAGTCAACGTTTCCTTTTCCATATTGCTTCTCTAAGTACTCTGCTAATTCGATTTCCATCTCTTTAGTTTTTAAACGGAATTCTTTTGCTTGTTCTTTTCTTTCTTTTAATACTATTTCTAAAAGTGAAATTTGACCGAGTTCTTCAATTAAAAATTTACTTCTAGTTTTTAATACTTTCAGGTTTTCAATATCCTGATCTTTTAAATCTACAACTTGTTTGCTCATTTGTTTATATTAATTCGTTTCTATAGTTTTTTAAAAATTCGCTTATATCGGAAGACCTATATCTCGATAGCTCTATTATATTATCCTGTTTAAAGTTAAACTCTTCCCAAGTGTTATGTATTTCGTTTAATGTAATACCTTTTGCTTTCAAAGCTGTAACGTTCTCCCTTGAATGCATATGGTCTATATGCTTAAATAGGCTTGAATAGTCAATAGGGTTTTTATTAATTACATCGACATCTAATTTACTAGAAAGATATTTGGCATATTCGTAATGAGAGTAAGGTGTTGGGTGTGTATCGTCACATATCTCATTACCTCCCTCACCTCTAAAAGAATAACAGTATGGAGATTCTTTATCCATTGTATGCTCTATTCTATAGCTCTCTATAGCCTGTATATTATGTGGTGTAATTCTTGTAAGCTCTTTAAAGTATCCAGCATTCTTTATATTTCCAAACCTTTCATTGAAATCTTCACTCATAAATGCTTCTCCGTAAAAGTCTTCAAATTCAGGTTTATCAAAATCCATCATAAAGAACATTCTGTATTGGCAGGGTAACGTTTTAAACATATCATTAAGTATGTTTATATAGTTAACAAGCTCAAAAAAGTTTTGCTCTAAAGAAAAGTACCGATTAATGTACTCCATTTCATATTCTCCCTGAGAGCCTAAATATCCAGCGCATGGGTATCTGGTTTCTTTATTCAAAATCTTATCTTCTCGAGGAAGACCGGACCATTGTATAGTGATAAGGTCGTTTTCAGTTAGTTTAACTTTTTCACGTTTTAAAGTATTGATAGTAGCAACTACTTTGTGAAATATATACCTATTACCGGCTCCACTATGTCCAAGGTTTTCTCTCCTATCAAAATGCTGACCAATAAAATCAGCGTAAGTAGGGTACCCGTATTGAGTGTAGCTACAACCAAATGCTAAGTATTTACTTTCTGATTCTCGTGTTGCCATAATGTATAACTGTAATATCTTTATCTCCTTTAGTATATGCTCTCCATGGATCTACTATTACAGAACCGTCTGGGAAGTCATAGTCGTGATGTTTTCCCATATGTCCTAAAAGATATACTGCCTTTATAGGTTCAGTTGGGTCATAAGATACTTTATATTTAGAACCGTAAGCAGATTCACAAAAATGTCCTGTTAGGATAGATGTTGATCCATCTTCATAATGTACGTCTGGTTTATATGCTTTACCTAATATTACAATAGGTAAATTTACTTTATTAGCTTCAATTACTAATCTAGATGCTAAATTTTTAGCTTGTTTTTCTCGAGCATTCATTATAGCATCGAATAAGTCATATCCTAACTCTAATTCTTCTGCCATGTAACGTAGAGCAATATTATCTCTAGGATGACATCCTCCTCCATCTCCCATACCTGCTGTCATATAAGCTTTGCCTAAGATTCTATAAGTAGATCTTTCTAAAGCTCCAGTTACAACATCTACATTCATATTGCCTCCTTTTTCAGCTACATCTTGTATCATATTTACCAATGCAACTTTAGTAGAAATAAATGTGTTGTAAAATATCTTAATACCTTCTGCTTCATCCCAAGTACCTACTTCATATCTTGTTCCTTCTGTTATAAAGGTGTAGTAGAAGTCTAATAGTATCTTAGCATCACCTGTAATTGAGCCGTCTTCAGTACCAATAATAACCATTTCTGGGTTAACCATATCCCATTTTACAGTACCCATTGCTATTAGATATGGATTATAAATAAATCTACCGTTAGGAATAAGATCTATAAACTCTCTACGAATAGTTCCAGGAAGAACTGTTGAAATTAATACAACTAGTTGGTCTTTGTTTACAAATTTATTTACTTCAGTTAATACGTCCTTTACTATCTGGTAGTTAAAGTCTTTATTAGGTAAATGTGCTGTTGGGTACCTTCCATCATAAGCTGGGTCATGAGGTGTTGGTACTGCTATAAAAATCATTTCTCGATCTTTACATACTTCTTCTATGGTTTGAACCATTTCGAAGTTTTCAGGTTGTACTTCATTTACATCGTATCCTAATACTTCGTGCTTTTCAGCCATAACTTCGGCAGCATCTTTTCCGAGCTTACCTACTCCTATAAATCCTATTTTCATATATGTTTAATTTCTTTACTATAAATATTCGCTTAAACTAATATCAGTCTATATAATATAAGTAAAATTAATATTCTATACAACTTATTGGTTTACAAATGGTGTTAAATTTAAATCCTCGTCTGTTAGGTTATATTTACTTTGTAATTCTTTAAGTAGTTGAGGAAAAAAAAGTTGGTTACTTCCTATTTCTTTCAACCTTAATCTATTATGAATTGTTGCTGGTTTTAGCTTATTGTACAGTTCTTCCGGATTATACCTATATGGCATTATATTTTCAGCTAAAGTATTTATGAGCCTGTTGGTATACTCATCATGATCGAATGTGTATTGTATAGGTTCATGCATAAGTTCAAAATCTTGTTCTAACTCTTCTAGCCCTAATTCTCGATAGAATGTTTTAAACCCAAACTTTTCAAGAAGTCTGTTCATACCGGGAATTCCGATTATTAAAAATGGTCTACCTCGAGCAATTGCATTGAAAGTTTTCTCAGTAAAAAACACACCATGAGTACATGATTCCATTACAATTTCAAAAGCACTTTCAAATACTTCTATAGGAGGTTTACTGCCTGAGTTTAAATGAGTTTTGTAATCGTCTGAAAGGTATGTTAGTTTCTGATCCCAATATTTAAATTCATATACATCGTTTGTTTCAATCCAACTGTAATGCATATGATCAAGTAGTTGTTGCTTTTCTAGATAATCCATTGTACTACATCTATGTAAATGTGGTTTGTTGGATAGAGAAGTTGCTAACTTATTTATTTTAGGTTTAGGTAAATCTGTAAATAGAGTCCATTCGTTTCCTGCATCAAAACTACTCACATCGTAAGCCCAGAACATAGGCATGTATATGATAGTCGTATTAATTACTGGTTCTGATCGACGTCTTATATTCATTGCTCCATATGAACCATAGACTATATACATTTGAGTATTAGTTTTTGCTAAACCTTCTTCAATCTCTGCTACTGTTGATCCGGTAACATTTTTCCAAGACATTTCATACTCTTGAGGAGTAATAACAAAAACAGCTTTATACTTACCTGTATTAATTTGAGTAAGGAACTGTTTAGATATGGCAAATCTTTCGTCTGAGTCCCATTGCTGTATTATAAGGACGTTATTTACACTAATCATATTATTCGAGATTTAGCACTAGGAAATTTAGGTTTACGTGTAAATTTATCGTTCTCTCCCATTCTTAATTTAGCCCAAACTTCCCATTCATGTAAACTCAAAGTATTATTTGGTAAAATATTTTGCAATTCAGGGAAATAAGGAAGAATCTTATGAATAAAATAGTTATAATGAGTCTTAGGAGCTGGATGTCCTTCTACTTGTATCTCTTTATCTTTTTCTTGGTAACAGAAATATGCATCTTCTTGATATTCAGCTTGATACATTGATAGTGATTCCTCTATAAAATTACCTTCTATTTCTTTTTTTAGTTCATTTAATGCATTATCTATTTTCTTTTTTTCATGTGTTGAAAATGGATGATCTCCTGTGTTCCATGGTTCTCCTAATAGGGTACCGTCCCAAGGGTTAAGCATAAAGAACATAGCGTAGTTTATTCTCCTAGAATCTAATATACATTTAATAGTCCTAATATAGTTTGTAGTTTCTACTATATTTTGATATGGGTTAAAGTATTCACTAATGTATTCTAAACTATAATTACCGCTATGAAGTACACTTCCTTTACCAAGGTACTTAGTTTGTCCTCTTGGTATTAAATCATCACGGAGTAAAGATGTCCACTGTATAACTATATCAGTATCTTTATTTAACTTTCCTGAGTTTATTAGCTCTGTAAATTTATTAAATATAAAACGATTTCCACTACCGCCAGAACCTAGATTATAGTATTCCGGGTATACAGTTCCCATCCAATCAGCCCATGTAGGCCAACTAAACTCTGTAAAGCTACATCCTAAAGTAATAAGTCTTTTTTCCATATCTTTAAATTAATTTTCTCAGTATCTTTTCTAACTTCTTTACATTACCGTTAACATAGAAATTCTCTTTTAGTTCTTTTTTAAAGTTACTTAAGTTATGCTCTAGTATGGGCTCTAACTTTTCTCTTAGATCTTTAAGTTCTTGTAATGTTAATTTAGAGAGAGTCTCTATATTCTTTACTATTATATCTGCTCTTTCTACATCCGAGTCAAGTATGTCGTAACTTTCATCCCAAAATTTGCTGAATGTTTTATACCCTCTTTGTTTAAGTAAATCTAATGTTCCAGGACATCCAAGTATCATAAAGGGGTGACCTAGTTGTATAGGTTTCCATGTTTTCTCTGAAAGGAATAATGTATCGGAGCTTGTTAATGTTTCAGTTACTATTGATACAAATGTTTTCTTATGATCTTCTATATTAATATTAGAAGCTAGATTATAATTTAAATCATCACTTATAGAACGTGGAGATAATTTACTAAGTTCTGCAAAATACTCTGGAGCTATTCCGTATTGATCGTTAGTCTTATAGTTATACTCTCCTATACTTACTTTACCTTTATTAAATACTCCATACTTTAAGTATGTTGCTAATATCATTGATCTAGATCGTCTCATCATTCTATTATAAGATAAAAAAAGAAACTCATCATCTGTAGGTTCAAAAGGTATAATAGAATCTTGAGTATGCTGTATATTCCAAGTTTCAAAATCTGAGAAAGGAATCATTTTTATCTTTAAATTCTTTTCTTTTGCTATTCTAGATGCTAGATAGTTACCAGTGACGAATATAACGGAATACTCAGGCAAATTAGCTTTTATTCTCCAGGATTCTAATGTCTCAAAGTCAGGGTAATCAGCTGTACCAGATGTTCCTTCTGTCTCTAGCATCACAACGATTTTTGCTTTACCTTTTTTGATGTCATCTATATAGTGGTTACTTATATATCTGAAGCCAATATGTTTATTCTTATTAAAGTATGCTGTATTTTGAACTTTAATTAGGTAAAGGTGGTTTCTACCTTCTAATTCATGGTGGTACTTGTATTCATATTTACCAAATTGAAAATTATCAGGATATGACTGTATATTTAAAAATTCAGAAGAAAATATATCACCTTGTTCATCAAAAAAGTTCCAGTCACCTAATGTATGTGGTATAGTCGGTTTACCGTACTCAGGAATCATCCATATAGCACAAGATCCATTAGGTCTAGGTCCATCGTATATTGAATCGTACGCCTCTGTACTAAATAATAGTTTTTTGCTCATTTACTTTTTCTTTATACAGTTCTTCCAAGTATGTTCCCAAAGGTAATACATCGTTTCTACCTAAGAAATATTGGTTTTTAGTAACGTTAAAGTTAGCTCTATTATATGTAAGTATATCTTGCATATCTTTACGTAGATCCTTTAATTCTTTAGTACTCTTTTTACTCAATTTGTAAATTATATCTGCTACTGCTTGGACTCTTAAAGTTACATCCTCAATATCATCGTAAGATTCATCCCAGTATTTGTTAAAAGTTCTATACCCCATTGACTTAAGTGCTTTTAACGTACCTGGGTTACCTACTACTATAAAAGGATGTTCTAACATTATAGGTTTCCATATTTTTTCTGATAAAAATAATATATCTTTATCTGTATTGGTTTCGTTAACAACTGATAAGAAAGTGCTTGAGTAGTCTTCGTTAATATAAGGTGTTAGTGCTAAGTTATCGGTAAGATCTTGACTACCTATGTTAAATTCGTTTTTATCAATCTTTTTTGCTATAGTTTCATCTATTTCAGATAAAAAATCAAAAGACCCGAAAGGATTTGTAGCAGATTTATAATACAACTTATTATTCTTTATATAAAAGTCTTCATCATTAAAAGTCTCACCTGCATAACTAAATAACCCGCGATCTTGTATACCTAATTTAAACATATGGTATAAAAAGAGGAATCTATGTACTCTGGGTCTTCTATTATAATTTAAAAATAGATTAGCTTTATCTGTAGGGTTATATTTAGGTACTCCTTTTATTGGTTTTAAAGAACCTTCAAAAGTAGAAAATCCTTTAGCAATATATCCAAATTTCTTCTTAATTACATTTTTATCAGCTAATAAATCTCCAGATAGAAAGTATAGAGAATTAGGAGGAAAGTTTTCTTTGATTCTCCATGTTTCTAGTAATTCAAACATATCCTGTCCATTCCAGGAGTGTGGTTCGGCAGTATATTCAAAAATCAAAGTACATTTTAAATCTCTTATATCTTTTTTAACCTTGTCGTGTATACATTCGAATCCTATATTGGCATGTCTTTGCCAAAAGTCTCCATTCCACATACTGATAATATAGAAATAATGAGTATCTTTATATTCATCAGTTAATAGGTCTGAGAGAGTAATATATTTTATACAGGTAGATAATTTATTGATTGCGTATTTTACTTGATCAAGTTTATCTTCAGGTATAACACCTTTATAGTCATCAGTGGTTATTTCATCGTACCTAGTTCTTTCATATGACTCTTTTAATATATTTTTATTATTAAAAAAATGCATGTCGGCAAAATTACCAGGTATCTTTAGTTCTTTTTCCTCTTTCAAATACCAAGTTGCAGAAGAACCGTTAGGTCTTCTCATCTTTAATATAGAATCATAATTTTCTACTACACAAGGTATTTTCATAACTTTAGGCTGAATGGAAATGTATAAATAATTTTTTTATATCGGGATTAGTATCCTGTTTAGCTAACTTATTAAGTGTATTTTTATTATGAACAAATATATCTTTCATTTCACTATACCACTTATGTTTGTCTTTTATTTTATCTATATCTTTAAGTACTTTAACTATTGCAGATATTCTCTTACGATAAGGTAGTTCATCGTATTTCTCGTCAAAAACCTTATTGAAAGTTTTGAACCCCAATTCTTGTAGAGCTTTTATACTTCCTCTATTTCCTACTATAATAAAAGGTTGCTCTAATGCAATTGCTTTGAAAATCTTCTCACTTAAAAATATTGTATTTTCTCCATCATAATATCTTGCTTCACTAACAACATTAACCCAGCTATCTAAAGCATGTTTTTCATTAAATCTATTAATAAAGAAAGTCGTAGGCTTGCTAGTTAGTGATACTCCGTAAGGTTCTTTAGGTAGGTCTTTTACTAAGTCAATTAGTTCTGAGTTATCTAATTCATATGTACCTTCAGTATGCTTAGTATTTAAGTCAAACTTACTCATACTTAGTACTCCTTTATCCACTAAACCAGCTTTACTAAGTTCTTTATAAAGCCAAATTCTATGAGGTCTCGGTCTTTTATTAGTACAGCTATATAGTTTAATGTTATTTTTCTTTTTATACTCTATGTGATCGTCAAAGCCTATTACTTCTGAGTAATCTACAAATTTTCTAGACCAAATATTTTTATTTACTTCATATAAAAAATGTGGATAACCGATACATAAAATTTTCCATTTAGGTTTATTTTTATTGCACCATATTCTATACCTTTCCTCTAACAGTAAGTTACCTGTAACAAACATAATTCTACTTGGATTGATATGGTAACGAGCGCACTGTAAGTGTAGATAGTCAAATGCCCAATCTTCATGATACCCTTCTAGACTGCTATCTAAAAGTAAAAATGCCCTTCCTATTTGTAAGTCTTTGATGTATTCTGCGCTAAGTTTAGAGAATATTAAATCTGTACTAACTGTATTGTCTTTTACGTTATATCCTTCTGCCCATTCCCATGGAGATTCATTAAGTCCAATTGGTATAATGTATTTTCGTGGTCTTTTGCTAAACTTAAATGTTTTAGGTTTAAATTCCTTATGAGAGTCTCTATTAACGTTCCATAAGTCTACGCAATCGTTAGATAATGGAGATTGATTGTAAACATAGTTACCTTCAGTAGCATCTCTTAGAGTATTATCTTCTATAAGGTTAAGATGGTTGATATCGTCTTCAAAAACAAAATTCATATAACTGTTATTTTAATGTACCTGTAACTTGCAATGTGTATCTGGGATCTATACCTATATTACTAGCTGCATGAGGTGTATCTGTACTGTATATAATATAATCTCCTTGTTTCCAGTTTACTAATCCTCTTCCATCATATTCAAAGTAGTGTCCAGGTTTCCAATCTTCTAGAAATACAATAGCTCTATATACTAAGTGTCTTTCTACGTTAAATATTTTGCAGTAAGTTTCGAAATGATCAATATGAGGTGGCATAATATCTAATTGATCCATCCTATAAAATACAAAACCACAATTTTCTAATCCTAATGCTTCCGGAATTTCATCAATCCATTCAGGCATAGGGTTTTTACTATTGTACATAGACCCTAAAAAACTTTTATGGTAGTATCCTTGAGATCTCCATGTATCTAGTTCTTCTGAGTTCGTTAAAGGTTGTTTCGTATAATCAAAATCTAAATAATCTCTTTTAATTATGCCTTTACTAATCCTATTTTTAATTACTACATTATTCATTATTCTCTGACCATATCAGCAGTACAGCAGTGAAAAGATCCTCCTAGTGTTCTAGAATGTCTTATATTCAAGTCTAAAGCTTCAATGTTGTGTTTTTTAAGTTCTTTAATTAACTCTGTTTGTCTATTATCAACACAGACAGTATTCTCATCTAAAGAAATAAGATTAATTCCTACCCATTCAGATGCTCTAAGTACTCCTTTGTACCCTATATCCACCATATCCGGTGCATATATAATATCCCAACCTTTAAATAACTCAGGCATATTCTTCTCACTAACTCTCGCCGGGTTTACCAGTGCCAGACCGTCTCTAAGGATAGCAATAGTAGAATCTATATGAGAATATGAATACATATTTTCCAGGTAGTGTACCTTATATTTATCTCCTAATATATTCTTTAGCCAAGTATAGCCTCGATGGTTACCTGTATTAGAATTTAAATAAAGAATATCATCATTATGACGTAAAATGTTAGCTGCGTCAAATACTGGTTCTACATTGGTAAGAGTTAAGTCATCTAAGTTATCTATCTGATATGACGCATCTGTAAGTCTTGGTTTTGGAGCACATACCCATTTTGCTCCTTTGTCCATATAGTCTATAAATAGTTCTCTGTATGCATCAGTTTCAAACTGTCTAGATCTTAATGTCATAGGTGATTCAATAATAGTATCTCCTATTACTGTCATAGTATCTCTAGGGCAGAATGTATAGTATTGATCTGTTTCCCAATATCCGTTAGATACTGTTTTAGTAGTATCTAGTAGGTTAGGTCGATGTACTATTGCTCCGAAATCCTCTAAAGCTATTGCTAGGTTATCTAAATCTTCTACAGACTCTTCATAAACCTGTGGATCAAAAAATCCAATTTCGTTAGCTGGGATTTTATCTTTATCTGCATAATTGATAGCATGTAGATCGAAGCCATGTCTCGGCATATTAGCATTATCCACTCTACCTACTATAACTTCTTTTAATTTGCTGTATTCGTTTTTTACATTAACCATTATTAAATACTTTTAAGTTACTTATATTAGGGTAATTATTATATGACCATTTTTTTACTGGTTTACTGATAGCATCATTTATTGAATGTATGCCGTTTAACGCAGTTTCAGGAGTCATGTAATAATGGTACCCAATTGTCTCTATTTCTTGTTCAGCCCAAGGGCCTTTGTTATTATCTCTACCGTCATAAGCTAAACATCTTAATTTATTAGCTGCTTCTTCGTTATCTGTCAGTATCATTCCTCCTCTTCCTAAACTTAAATGTTTTTTGAATTGAAAGGATAGTACCATAAATGTATTATCAATATACGAATTATTTTTCCAATAAACAGCCGAATCTATAATATTATCTGTAATATAGTAATAGTCCTCCCATTCATCTTCAATAAATGTTCTTGCTATATTAAGTTTATCACTCAGCATTGCTACTGATAGGTAAGTATGTTTGGGAACTGTAATGTGTTTTGCTTTAGTGTACCTTAATGCTAATTCTAAGCCATGAGTACAACAGTCAACTGCAACTGCGAAAGGAGAACCGTAAAACTCTGCTATCTGCTGCTCAAATTTGCTTACTGTATCAAAACCATTATTCATATTATAAAACGTCTTTAATTTTTGGTTGGGGAGGAGGAACATAAGTACCGTGTTTTACACCCATATATAAATATTCGAATTCTTTAAAATCAGCATCTAAGCTAATAGAAGGTTTGTTGCATAATTTTTTTGCTACGAAACTCCAGGTAGAAAAAGAAGGTGTTAATAGTAACATTGAATGACCTAATGCTATTAGATCCACCATATTAAAAAATGCTACTCTTCTTAAAAGTTCATTTGTGTATACCGTGTTATCTGAGGGTATGTATGAGTCATCTAGAAATCCTAAGTCGTGTTTATCTATATCTAGTTTTAGGGGATAAAATAGGCTACTTGGCATTTGTGAGATAAGATCTGCTCTAGAAAGTATAATTGAACCATACCTCTCTTTTAAGAAAGTTAAAGAAGAAGGAGGTAAATCTGTACTGATATAGAACTTCTGTTGATCGTCTAATTGAAGTGCTCTGTCAATGAATGCAAAAATTTGTTCATTAGTATAGAATTCATATACCGATGAAACATACTTATCTGCTTCTGTAGGAGCAAAGAATCTTCTAGTATTCTCGTCTGTAGAATCTATTTGTTCTTGAGTTTTTTTAACTCCTGCTCCTCTTCTTAAATGTATTCCGATTAAGTTATGAGTATACCCTTTAACGTATCTATCTAACGATTCATCTATAAACCTTAATTGAGAAAGACCCCAATCGTGAAAAACTTTATCATGTAAATTTAATTCAGGTATATCTTCTGTAAATGAATGAGTTAACTCCCAT